CGGCAATCAATACCAGGTGAACCCATCGCAAGAACTTGTCTTGAGATTATGTCAAAAATATCTCACACGCAAGTGACTTGCCGCGCGTGCCCTAGGGCACAGCGTACGGCAAAGAATCTCACTCTCGTCAGCGAGGTCCTAAGGCGGGAGAGTCTAGTTACTAAGACTTTCATCGCGGGTGGACCACATAGCTGCGAGAGCCTTGAGGTGAGGTGGAAGGAGTGGACGTCGGCCAGCGACAATCGAAAAGGAGAGGACCGCTTTAGGTACCTTAACGCCGTTAAAGGCACAAAGACCCTTTTTGATGAGCCTTGCAGAAGATGCGACAAGGTAGCGGCCGCGAAGGCAATTCGGTCCTGGGGAGATAAGGCACTATTCACTGCTCAGCAGACTGAGCCCGAAGTGTTAGCCGATATTAGATCCAGGACCAGGAGAATTATGGGAAAGGGATGGTGGAAAGGAACAAAGGGAAGAGTGTACGTGCCTGATCAACAGGGCTGTCTCGAGATGGAGAGAGGGTGTGGTGGCTCGCTATCGGTAGCGCCAGTGGGAAGCGATCTTGATCAGAAATACTCACGGGAGTCCTATGATCCCGAAAAGAAAGAGTATTATCGCTTGCTCCGGCTACCTCAGCGCATTGCCTATGAGGAGGAACGTGTAGGATCAGCGGAGTGCCGAGTGGGTACCGCCAAGTCCAAGGGTAAGCTGCGGGTCGTGACAATGCAGAGTGCTAGTATGAAGAGAGATCTTCGTCCTGTGCACGAGCAAGCGTACGATCGCCTTAGCAGTAGGCCCTGGCTTGTTCGCGGTGACGTCACAAAGGCGCACTTCGAGTCCCTACGTTCCTCCCTTTATAGAGGCCACACTTATAATTCCGGCGACTACGAGGAATCCACTAACAATTTACATGTGGATGCTGTTATAGCAGTCGTCGAGACCCTCTCTGAATCTCTCCCGAAGGAGTTAGGGGAAACTTTTGTAAAAAGTTTCAGGGAGTGCTGGGTTAATTGGTGGGATGAGGAAATGGGCATCACCGACGGCCCGAAAAAGGTGACTCGTGGGAGTATGATGGGTAATCTCGGCTCGTTTGTCGTGCTCTGCATCCTGAATAGGATATGCTTTGAGCGCGCTCTAAAACTTGCAGGATACGATCGTACTCACCCTTGTCTTCTTAACGGTGATGACATCCTCTTCCCAGGTTGCGATGGTCTTTATTACAGCTGGCTTCATTGTACGAAAGAAGTCGGCTTTGTAATCAATGTCAAGAAGACCATGAGATCCGCGACTTATGGTGACCTAAATTCACAGACCTACCGTTACGATAAAGGTAGGATGGTCCATAAGTTTTGCTTCGGATTTTTGGGATCTGACTCATGGAAAGAGCCAGTCGGATCCCTCGCAACCCCCCTCTTTGACCTTTGCAGGCAACTTCGTTTCTCAAACGCGGCGTGGCTTTTGACCACATTCCCCGTACGTAAGTTGCTTGCCCGCGTTCCCATTCCTCTCTCCTCCATTCCCCGTCGGTGGTGGGGGTACCTTGTCAAGAAAAATTGGTTCCGTGGCCTGGTTGATCGTGTAAAACCGACCGAGGTAATCCAGGTAGGAACAGAAAGGAAACTCCCCTTCGTTTTAGGGCCTCCGATTCACTCCAGTCCGAAGATGGAGCGTGAAATCCGGGAGGCCGAAAATGAAGTCACCGCCGAGTACGTCCGGACGTGGCAGGGCATACCTGTATGCCCTGTGAAGGAGACAGCGCCACACGGAAAAATGACCGTCCTGCGGTCGCGCTTTCGACTTCGGAGAAGTTTGTTGGGTTGGCGTAGACTTTGGCTCGCCCCGGTCCTTGAAGCCCTCCAAGATAACCTCCCTGAGGTCTTTGTGGATGGGTATCCGGATTGGGTCGACGAGCAACCTGGTCTCCAACTCGAGTACAAACTCTCCCGCGCCTGGGGGTACCGGCCCCCCCGATTCTCTCCCCCTCTCCCCCCCGTCTACCACACAGTGGTAGCACCCCACATTTCGTACCGCGTTTTTCCTTATACCCCGGAACTTATGGGCGTACAAGTTAAGGAACGAATGTGGAATTCAAACGAAATGGACAAATGAGATTTTTTGTGCGTTGCCGTGGGCGCGCCTTGGAGGATAGCACGCTGAGGTGGTTCTGACCGGAGAACTTATACCTGTTGGGGTATTAGTCCTGCGCAACCTGAGTACCGAAAGGGAAATGGGGCGAAGTCAGTGAAACTATATCGTGAGGTGATCCCTCGTCTTCGATTCACTATGGTGTCTCGGGTGTCAGGTGTCAGACTCGACCCGCGGTGCACCGCACCGCATTATAAATTAAACGCGAGGGTTTTGAATCTGGCCTGCGGCAGGTGTGGTGGAGAAAAGAGTTGGAAACCGCTGTCCGTTCGTGAAGCCCGGTATCGTCCGCCCCTAGAGTTGGGGTTGTAAGCATGCTGCAGCATGTGGGCTAGTCAGGCGCATGCCATGTGTGTGCGCCGGCGTTCGTTCTTCGACAGAAGACCTTCTCGGATCTCCGCCCCTCCTGTGGGCGGTGAAGAGGATGAAGCGACATAGGGAAACTGGCCGAGCCAGACTGGGGACTTTTATCCGCAGGGAAAAAGAACAAAGGAAAGAGCAAAGGTTGTTGCTGACAAGCGGAGTCGAT